GACACGTTTCTTTGCACCAAGTCCTTTATTATGTCGTTAAACTCTTTTGCGTCGGCAGCGTTTAGCTGCCTTCTTGCAGCTATCTCTGTTGCCTTATTTGGCAGCACAGAGGCGTCGATAGACAGCTTTGGCACAACCTTACCATAAGCGTCGCTAACAGCCTCAGAGGCTGCCTCGACCAAGTCTTCACCCTCTAGGTTTTTTGGCAATTTAGCGCCAATTGGTGCGACGGCAGTTTCGACCATATCGCGATTAAACGCCTTCATTACGTTTTTCTGCTGGCCTTGAATCATCTCCTGAGCAAACGGCAGGGATATTTTTTCTTCAATAGATTTGGTTACGCCGCCCAAAGCCTGACCGGGTGTCAGGGGATAACCCTTTTTCATCAAGGCGCGTGCGCCCTCTGTTATCTTGGGGCTTATAGCCTGACCGGCAGCCGCAGTTGCCAATCCAAGCGGTGCGCCTATAGCGCCGCCAACAATTCTTTCCTCTGGGGTTTCTCCGGTCGCGGCTCCGTAAATGCCGCCGCCGATTGTTCCAACAGCTTTTGTGCCTAGTTTTGCAGCCGCAGCGCCCGCACCGCCAGTCAACAAAGAGCCTAATATCTCAAAGCCGTATGCTTTGACTGGGTCTGTCTCTTTGAACCTAGCCAAACCTTCGCGTATCTCATTGGCCGCATCTTCGTATGACTTGTCAGACGTAAACGCCTTATAAGCGCCGTATATCTCGTCTGAGAGGCCAAACGTCATGCCCTGAGCAGCCGCACGACCAATATCAGACGCAATGTCCATACCAGTGCGGCCAGTGCCAGACTGAAGTTTCTTTTTAGGTGAGAGCGTGTATTTTGAAGCCATTTAGTCTCTCCCTAGAATCTGGAACTCACCAGCAAGACCATTATAGAAAACATCACCTTCCTTTATGGCTCCGCTTTCAACAAGAGCATCAAGGTCGTCTTGGGTTTTTGCCCTTTGGTAAAACGCACCAAGTTCTGCGTCTGCCGCTTCTTCAAAACCAAGAAGGTTTTTGTCTTTCTTCAAAGTCTTGCCCATTAAGGTCAAGCGCTTTTTGTTGTAATCCATTAGCTGCTTGAACATCTTGGCTATTATCAAGTTGCCCTCTGGTGTGTTAGTCATCATAGGCGCTGCTTGAGCAAAGAAGGCCATATCCCTGTCAGATGATGCACCTGATCCTGTGACACGCATCCTCGGAACCATATAAGACATTGCGCTTCTCAAAACTTCTTGGTCACGCAAACTGCTCACCTGCTCATCCGATAAAAATCCTAGCTCTTTGCCAAGTTGACGCAATCCCATCGTGGCACTCTGTATTCTACCTGTTTCAGCGCCACCCTCTATCAAGTCAATAATCTGCATGACCCTTGGCGCTAATGTGGAGTCTGTTTTGATGTCTGTCTGCGCTTCTTTGATTGTGGCAAACCCAGCCTTAATGCCTTCTTTTAGAAACTCGCCCTCACCACCTGTCATAATTGTCGTACCGGGCTTTGTTAGCGCATCCATTATGATTTTCTGCCCCTCTGGGCTATTTGGGTCAATTCCCGCAGCAGCCAAGTTTTTCATAAGGCTAGTTGTGTCAGGCCGCATAGCTTTGGCGTACTGCGCCTCAGCTAATAGCCGGTCAATAACTGACTTTTGAGACGCCGCCCTCTGAGCCGCAATGCGATCCTCAGCGGCGGCGTAAGACTTCGTTCCAGCAGTACCCATACGCCCCAAAACCTGACCTAGTGATACCGGACGGTCTTGGTAGCCTGAAGCCTCAAAGCCAGCGGCGGCAGCGCCCAACATGCCCTGAGCGCGTGGCTGCATTAGCTTCTGGCCGAATGTCATCTCAGGCGCAGGCTGCCCAGCCGCTGCGGTTGCAGGAGTCGGCAAGCCAACCTGACCAGCTCTTGGCGTCATGCGAGACGCCTGAGCGCGGCGCACAACTTCCTGCATTAGCGGCGATAGTCTTTGGTTTGCCAGCATTGGAGACTGAGGCGGGGTAGGTCGAGGCAAAGCCATTGGCGGGGTCATTCCCTGAGGCGTTTGATATGGGCGCATAATGTTTGCCTGCGGCACAGGCGCTCGGCCTTGAAGCAGTCGGTTGAATCTGTCGTAAACGCTCATGCCCTAACCCCTAACCTAAAAGCCCAGCCAAGGCACCAAGTCCAGCGCCCATACCGCCACCCATACCGGGTATCATTCCAGCGAGCTGCGCCCCGCCTAATGCGCCACTGAGGACGTTTCCAGCCTGATTGCGGAACACCGGCTGCGTGCTTTGCCCGCCAACAGTACCACCCTGAACAGTAGCCATATAATTTGCGAGAGATGTGAGAGGCTGCTGCTGCTCCATATTGAAGCGTTCAATGTCAGCCGCCAGCTCTGCCTGAGACTGAGCCTCACGCGCACCACCGACGCCGGCAAGGGTATTGAGATCAGCGAAGCCAAACTCACGCGCCTGCGGGGCCTGCCCGATAGCCGCCTGCTGCGCTTGCAAAGCCATAGGCGCAAGAGCCTGACCAAGGGCTGCCTGCTGGTAGCCAGAGCCGTAACGACCTGCCTTGGCTGCCTGAGCCTGCACCTGCTCAACGACAGGGCGGAAGGCTGCGCTCATTAGTGGATTAGTACCCATCAGGTTTTGCATCACAACGTCTTGCGTCGCACCGATAAACGGCGAGCCGTTAATCGCCATCTGGCGGGTTCCTGACAGAGCCATTTCAGATTCAGGAGAAAAGCCTATAGTGGTCTGACCGGGGTAAAATTGAGGCTGGTTGCCGTATAGGTTTTTAGCCTCAGACAAGCCATACTCTAAGAACGGTTGCGCGTATTCCGGTGCGCTAGTCGTCTGGGTAATCTGTCTGGTGTTTCCACCGCCGCCTTTGCTCATCTTACAATTCCTTTGTCAAAACCACCGACGTTGCGGTGTAATCTTTCAGTTGCCTTTGCCAGCCCTTCCGGCCATTTATCTCCATCGCGTCGCAGCCCTGAGCCTTAGCCCAAACTGCAATAGACTTCTCAGCCTCGACCAGCTCATCTAAATCACCGCCTGCAAGCCAGATTCGGCACACGGTTAGGCTGGGGTAGTCAACAACTTCGGTTATAATACACGACTTTTCCAACGGATGTAACTGTGCCTCACCAACCGCGCAGGCTTGGTAAACATCGTCTATTGAGTGCGTGCCGCCAGAATATTCCAGCGCATCCGAAATGTATTTGCGGTTTTTCTCAAACTTTTCCTTCAGCTTGTCTTCAGCCGATAATAAGGTAGGCAACATCTACATCGTGTCCGTGGTTCTTATGCTCAATTATCATAGACCCATTTGTGCTTGTGCTTTTAACGAATGGATCGCTATGTTCTAAAGTCTCGTTATATCCGGTAAAAAACACAACGCTCTGCACTCCATACCGAGGATCGCTAACGGTTGTGCTTGTCGTGCCGTTTGCCAAAGTGGTGTAGCCGACGCTGTTTAGGCCGCCGTCAACGGTTCTGTTTAGCACCTCTGCAACTTCGCGTGTCGTGGCCGTAACAGGATTTAACGTGCGAAAGTTAGTGTTACGCTGCTCAACAGTCATCTTCGCCCAACTTTTCTGGCCTCAATGTCCATACCTTGTGCATAAGACCACTGACCAGTAAGCACCATCTTAGCCCTATGATAACGATCTTGCGCCCTGAACGGTACAAAGCCAGCGGCGTTTGTTGTACCGCCAGCAGTGTAAGAGACAAGGTCTGTGTGCGTTCCTCTAAGTCCGACGGACAACTCGACTGAGCCGCCCTCGTGATAGGGGTAAATCCGCGTGACTATATTGTGGTTGCCCATAGCCAAGCCAGTTTCTCCAGTCACAATTGTGGCTTCAAGTGGATCGCCAGAAAACGCGTGAATCTTACTACCTAACGCACCGCCAAACAGATACTGACCACCCTTATACAACGCGCTGTCAAGAGAGGCAGGCAGGCCATCTAACGAAGCGTTAATCTGGTCAAGGCTCTCCAAGGTATAGGCGGCAGTAAAAAATGGTGCCACTAGGTCTGCCTTGACATTAGCAATAGACCAACGGTTTAACGCATAGTTAAAAACAAGCAATCTGTCGGGCGTGTCATCCTTTGAGCTGTTGCTAACATATGACCAGATAGCTAACTGGTTCTGCGGGTCAACAACAGATGTCATTTTGTCTTTATAGCCGAAATTAAAGTCATCGAAGAAAAAACGATTTATTTTTTCCGCCCCGATTGGCTGACTTTTTGACCCGTCAAACATATAAAAACCGTCGTCTGATAGGTAAAACACCATATGACCAATGTTGCAGACAGAGCCAGCCACTTGGCAGCCTCTAGCAGTCTCGACTTTATCAAACTGCCAAATTAACGGCGGGCCAGTGTAAGTGGCGCGAACAATAGCTCGTTCCATCAAAATGGTGCAGTATTCTCCCCCGACTAACCCGGTTATCGCGCCAGCATCCGGTATATCTTGAAAGTCAGACTGATCCGTGCCTGCCGTCCAAGCTGTTGTGTCGTTGAAGCCAGACCAGTAACAGCGGTAAGGCACTCGCCCAGAACCCTGGTCAATATTTGCAGTCCAGACAAAGTCACGCACAGCCGCGATAAAGTCGGCCTTTGGCGCAGATGCTGACAAAACGCTAAATGCGCTGTCAGTAGACACGTTAAACTTTTGCAGGCTTTCACCGATACCGCCAGCAGCGATAACTTCTTCACCAAACTTAATAAAACGCCAACGCTCTGATGATAGAAGGGAATATCCACCAGCCACGCTAACGTCATCTAGCGTAGAACCTGTCTGATTAAACAGGTATAATTTTGCGGCGTCACCAGCAAAGAGGCGAACACCACCAGATGAGTTTTTAGCTGAAAAGATACCCAGAATAGTGCTGTCTGCGCTGTTAGAATATTCGACAAAGCCATTTAGGCTACGATATCCATTAGCCGCAGGAATTACATTTGTAGCCTCAGTCACGCCAGCATTTGAGTAATCCGGCTGATCGGGCAGCCATTCGCCAAACTGTATCATTGTCCTAACCAAACTCCGGTTGTGCTTGTCTGGGTCGTCCAGATAGCTGAAACGTCAACAGCGTCAGTCCAAGTCGCTGCCGTGTCTGCCTCATCTGCCCAAGCCTCGCCTAATATCTCTCCGGCGATTGTACCACTCAACGCAACATTTGCCGACCCCGACATCACAAACGTGCCGACCGGCGCAGATGTTGATGTGATCGCCGCTTCTGCCTGACCCTCAAATGCAAAAACCAAGAACGCCTGAGCCGTTGCATTGAACGCGACAGTGGCGCTGCCGCCGTAAGAGGCAATGAATATTGCGTTTGCGGTTACACTGCCAGCGCCAGTAACAGACGCCGCCATATTCTGTATGCGGTTTGCCGTGCCTGTTGATGCCGCCGCAATACTGGCGGAGCCGTCAACAACCTGAGTGTGCTGAGGCGTTGCTGAGGCTGTCGCGGCTATCGTTGCCGCGCCCGCTATATCAATGGCAAACTGAACGGCGCCAGTGGCTGTCAAGGCAACAGACGCGGCGCCTTCAAATGCCAAGACTTGTAACTGATCTAGCTGGTCGAGCGTGAGGCCGTAGGCGTCTAGCTGCTCAAGCGTACCCCAATTATCTAGCTGCTCTAGGTCAGGATTTGCCCAATCAACTTTAGTAAGCAGTAACGCGCTGTCCAGAGAGTGTGGCAGCGCGTCAATGCTTGACGTGAAGTTGTCTAAATGCGGGGTGCCTGTCGCCATTACCGTTCCTAAGCTGCGGTGATGTCTAAGTCACCTGTCGGTATTTTCAGGATGTCGCCAGACGCGATTGTCTTGGCAGTTGTGAACGCACCGTGGATAAGCAGGTTGCCGGAGGTTGCCGCATCAAAAATGCCAAAATGCGAAACCAAACCCCAAGAGCCTGTGGCCGCGTTAAACTCAACCGCTGCGCTGTTTGAGGTTGTGCCAGACGCTGCGGCAGTAAACGCTGCGCTTTCTCGCGCATAGTTGCTGCCGGTTAGCTCAGTGCCGCTGTTGTCGTCGTTAAACGATCCAGTGGACAAGCCAACATAGACAGTGGATGGCATTGTATATGCGCCGGTTCCAAGGATATGGTCGAGAATTTCGTTTTCAAGATAGTCACTCATTGCACTCATAATTTAAGTCCCCGCAGCTTGCGATTGGCGTTGATAAATACTACTGATTTGGAGGCTCCCGGTTCCGTAATTGGCGCGAGAATTATCCATTTTGATCTGTGCCAAAGCCTTGTCCAATCGTCGCATAATCTGAA